GGTCAAAAGTAGACCCACGTAATGGGTGGCTGACGACCCTGACGACCCTGACGCTCTAAATACGGGGCTAGCTAAACTCGCACGCACTTATACTGTAATTTACAGTATAGCTGTACAAAAGGTAGGAGAGTGTAAGATGCTAGTTTAGCTGGGTCGGCTATGGGGCCGTCAGGATCGTCAGGGTCGTCAGCCTCCTAGTATTGGGCGCCCATGGCGAAATTCGACTTAGCGATCGTTCATTACGTGTATGTAAGCTAAGTCGATCTGGCGGCGAATGCGGATTTGCGGAAAATCGAGCGGCGTGTGAGAGTGAATTCGTGGCACGTAGTGGAAATTCGACCGACGCACCGCGTAAACGCCCTAGGGGCAATAAGAGCTCGTGGGCGGTGGTGCAGAAGCGCATGGAGGTCGCCGACAAGCTGCTCGGCGAGGGCACGCCGATGCCGGCCTACCTGGCGGCCATGGCCGAGATGGGTTGCGACCAGACGACGGCCTACCGCTACGCGGCCAACGTGCGCAAGGAGTGGGCTGTGCGACGGGCAGCCGAACGCGCCCACGATGCCGAGGCGCGCATCGAGCGCCTGACGCGCCTGTCGTACAAGTTCGAGCGCGAGGGCGAGTATACGCCGCTCATGGCGGCCGAGAAGTTGCTGGCGCAGATCTCGGGCGTGCTCGAAGGCGATAAGCACCTACACCTTCACGCGCAGAATGCGCAGGGCGCCCAGGAGCCCGAGCAACGCGGCGTGATCATCCTCCCGGCCGAGCAATTGCTTCTGCCCGCGAAAACGCAACCGGCGGCCTCCCAGGAATTTTCAGGGGGATCCGCGGAGCAGGGCGCGGACGACGATTCGTGACCAAGCGCTGGGAGCCGACTGGCAAGCAGTGCGCCTTCCTGGCCTGCGCGGCTTACGAGGCGCTCTACGGCGGCGCCGCCGGCGGCGGCAAGACCGAGGCGCTCGTGCTCGGCGCGCTCCGCTACATCGACCGGCCCAGCTACCGCGCGCTCGTGCTACGCCGCACGTTTCCCGAGCTCGAGCGCGACATCATTCCGCTCTCGCATGAGTACTACCGCTGGGCCGACGGCGAATACGGCGTGCAGTCCAAGACGTGGCGCTTCCCCTCGGGCGCGCGCATCGAGTTCGGCCACCTCGAGGGCGACCTCGACGTGCACAAGTACCAGGGCCTCGAGGCGCAGTACATCGCCTTCGACGAGCTCACGACCTTCACCGAGAAGCAGTATCGCTACCTGCTCTCGCGCGGCCGCTCGGCGCAGGGCATCCCCGTGCGCATCCGCGCGGCGACTAATCCCGGCGGCGTCGGTCACGAGTGGGTCATGAAGCGCTGGGCGCCGTGGCTCGAATCCGACGAGGTCTTGGCCAAGGGTAAGCTGCCGCGCGCCCGCGCCGGCGAGGTTTTGACCTACCGCAACACCGACGCGGGCGAGGTCTTCGGCGAGGGCAGGCTCACGCGCGCGTTCTTCCCGGCCAAGATTCAGGACAATCCGTACATTATGCGCAACAATCCCGAGTACGTGGACGTGCTTGGCGGGCTCGACGCCGTCACGCGCCGTCAGCTCCTCGAGGGCGACTGGTTCGCACGCCCGGCGCCGGGGATCTACTTCAAACGCCACTGGTTCAAGCGCGTGCTGCCGTGCGCGCCCGCGGGCGAGCGCCGCATGGTCCGGCGTTGGGACCTGGCTGCGACGCAGGATGGTGGCGATTGGACGGTGGGCGTCAAGATGTCGCAGCTGCCCGACGGCACCTTCGTGATCGAGGACGTCGTGCGCGAGCGCCTGAGCTCGCATCGCGTACGTGAGCTCGTGCTCTCGACGGCGAGGCTAGATGGGCACGAATGTGAGATCGCGTTGCCGCAGGACCCCGGCCAGGCGGGTAAAGATCAGGTCGCGCAGTACGTCGGCATGCTCGTGGGCTTCATCGTCAAGACGCGCCCCGAGTCGGGCAAGAAGCACGTGCGCGCGGGTCCTGTGAGCGCGCAGGTCGAGGCGGGCAATGTGGCGCTCGTGCGCGGCGCGTGGAATGATCCGTTCTTGGCCGTGCTTGAGGCGTTCCCCGACGACGGTGTGCACGACGACGACGTGGACGCGCTCTCGGGCGCGTTTCTGCATTTGACTGGCGATGGGATGGGCACGGCCGATATGTGGGCGCAAGTTGACCTCGGGGTCCAGGAGGGTGATGAGTGGGACGCGCGGTTGTGAAAATGCTCGCAGTAGAAGTTCGATTTTTGAAGCCTTGCGAGGGCGGGCGATCTATCGCACTCGCGACGACGAGATACTCGGGCATGTGCATGATAGGCGAATCGGCGCATGGGGTCGCATTGCGTTTTGAGTATCCGCCTCCATTAGGAATGCGTGTGCGCGCCATTGCTACATTTGCATGTGTTCCACCTGTCGGGGATTTCGATTTATTGGAAGGATCGCGAGTAGTGGCGCGCGTTATGTTGTCTCCGTGAGCGCCCTCGACGACGCCGTCGCCGGCCGCGAGGTCGTGCAGATCGACCACAATCGCGCCGGCACGCGCATGCGCCTCGTGGTCCAGGGCGAGGACGGCAAGGAGGAATCGCTCACGTTCCAGGCCGCGGGCGGCGGCGAGTGGCGCCTCGTCGGCCGCGGCCCCGCGCCGGTCGACCTGGAGGACACGCTCTCGGAGTTTAGTAGGTGAGTTAGACTTCCCTCCCGCATCCGCGGTACCTTCGTTGCATGGCCCGCTGGAAGTCCCGACGCCGCGCGAAAGTTCAAGACCAAGTCGACGGCTACGAGCCCAAGGCGCCCGCTCCGGTCGACTCTTGGACGCAGCCAGAGGTGCTCGACGAGCTGGCCACGCGCGCGCCCTCGAGCGGCGACGCCCGCTGGGACCAGGCCAATCTCGATGGCTTCCGCAACGAGCTGACCGGCATCGGCACGTGGGAGAAGGACAAGGCGCTCGGCGGTCGGCGCGGGGGCATGTCCTTCGAGCTCAACTTCATCTCCCAGGTCGCCGCCGAGTCGCGCTGGCGCGGCTCCGACCTAGGCGCGCGCCTCATCGAGACCATCCCCGACGAGATGACGCGCGAGGGCTGGGATGTGCAGGTGCAGCCCTCGGACGAGGACGACGAGGCGGACGAGAAGGAGGACGCGTTTCCGCGCGCAGGCGCGGCCGCGCCTCCACCGCCGGTCGCCGCCGCGCCCATGCCCGAGAAGCATCCCGGCGAGATCGACGTCGACGATGCGGGCATCGAGTGCGCCGAGGCGGTGGACGCCAAGCTCGAAGAGCTCGACGCGCTGCAGGTCTTCTGGGAGGCGCTCTGCTACGAGCGCGCGTACGGCGGCGCGGCCATCCTGGTGGGCGCGGACGACGGCACCGAGGACTTGACCAAGCCGCTCGACGAAGATCGCATCGAGGACGTCAAGCACATCACCGCGTTCTACGGCGGTTGGGACGGCGAGATGGTGGCGTGGTCGTGGTACCGCGACGTCGCCGACGCCAACTACGGCAAGCCTGAGATGTACATGCTCCGCAACCTCGGCGTGCCCATCGCAAAGATCCCTGCCCCCGGTGAGAGGGTGGTCAACAACGTCCTGCCGCCGATGTCGGGGCCGAACGGCAGCTACGGACCGCTCATCACCTGGGTGCACGAGTCGCGCTTGCTCGTGTTCCCGGGCGTCGCCGCGTCCCGCCGCGCGCGCGTGCAGATGCGCGGCTGGGGTGACTCGCTCTTCACCCGCGTCGATCAGGTGCTCCAGCAGTACGACCAGACCTGGGCGGGCGTGGCGAACCTCATGACCGACTTCGCCCAGGGCATCCTGAAGATCAAGAACCTCGCCCAGAACCTCATGGCCAACAACAAGGCCGGGACGGGCGTCGTGCGCAATCGCGGCACCGCGCTCAACATGGGCCGTTCGATCGCCGGGCTCATGATGATCGATGCGGAGGAGGACTTCAAACGCGAGATGGCCTCGCTCTCGGGCCTGCCCGAGGTGCTCCAGCAGTTCGCGTTGCGCCTCGCCGCCGCCGCGGGCATGCCCGTGAGCTTGCTCATGGGCCAGGCGCCGGCGGGTTTGAACGCGACCGGGGACAGTGAGATCCGCTGGTTCTACGATCGCGTCGCGAGCTGGCAGCGCAAGCGCATGCTGCCACAGCTCAAGCGCCTCGTCGGCCTCATCCTCAAGTCGAAGCAGGGTCCGACCGAGGGCGTCGAGCCCGCACGCTGGAGCATCGTCAACCGACCGCTCTACCAGATGAGCGCGAGCGAGAAGGCGGACCGCTACCTCAAGGTCGCGCAGGCCGACGCGGTCTACCTCACCAACAGCGTCGTGACGGCCGAGGAAGTCGCGGCCACGCGCTTCGCCGGCTCCGAGTACAACGACGGACCGATCACGGTCGACTTTGAGGGCCGCGCGGAGATGGCCGCGCAGGACGAGGCGGACAAGGCCGCGGCCGAGAAGGCGCAGGCGGCACAAGTGCAGCTCGCCCAGAAGCAACAGGCCGAGCTGCACGCGGCCAAGGTCGAGGCGACTAAGAACCCGCCGGCAGCGGCGCCCGAGGCCGCTGCGACGGAAGAGCCGCCCGAGAAGAAGGTCGCGGCCGAGTAGCGCGTGCCCGTCGCACTCGGGCGCGCTGTGCAGGGCTAGCGGGTCGTGCGCTTCACTTCCTTCGCCGTCAGACGCGCGATCTCCTGAATGTAGATGTGGCAAAACGGCCGCCTCGCCTCTGCGTTACCGACGCGCTTAATCAACACCACATGCGACGGATCCCCGCACATCTCGCAGTAAGGGTGGTCGGTCTTGCTCACGCCCTCAAGCTTCATCGACTGACCAGTCATCGTCGTGCTCTCCGTCGTGTTCATGGTTAGCGCCCCAGCTTCCGCAGCACCGTCACCAGTTGGTTCACTTCCGAGTCGTCGCCGGTCTTGTAGGGCCGCTTCGACCGCCAGCTTGAGAGCCGCTATCAGATTCGCCTTGATCGCCGCCTTGTTCTTCATGGTCCTAATCTAATATCGCCTGCGGGGTTTGTCAACAAAAATCTTCTTACTCGAATTGTGCTAGCCTTTTCTAGTGATTCATATCCGCTCGCGCACAGTCGCCATGGTTCGCTTTTTGCGCGCCGCCGCGCCCGCGCTGCACCGACGCAAGGGCGGGCGCATGCCGCGCCAGCAGCAGCCCGACGCCATCCGGCTCGAGTACTACAAGGCGATTCGCGCCCGCGCGGTCGAGCCGTCGGCGCGCGCGCTCGCGGGCGTGCGCGACGAGATCTTGCGCTTGCTCGCCGACGAGCGCGCGGAGCGCGGTGATGCTAG